TATAACGAGCCATAATATCTTTTAAATATTGCTCTGCTTTCAATTTTGGCAAATTGCCCACATCTATATAAAATATTCTTCTTTCGGGAGCTCTTGCAAGTCTGTAAATAACCAAAGAATCTTCCATCATCTTTAATTGATTTACAGGTTTAATTGCTTTATGCAATTGCCCTAAAACTACATTTTTATCCAAATCCATCATACCCGAAGGTACAAATGTAATAGCGTCTAACGAAATTTTTATACCCTGATTTGCTGCAAGAGTAGTAAATCCTGGATTATATGTAATACCTTTTTCATTATATAAGAAATATTCTTCAACAGATTTAATAACTTCTAAGCCGCTATCTTTATCTTTTTCTTTTTTAACTTCGCGTATCTTCTTTATTTTTCTTGGATCTAACACTATTGTTTCTAAAATCCCACGCTTAGGATTTTTAGTATCTATAATCTTTTGAAAATATAATCTTCCATCTATATACCATCTTTTAAAATAATCAAATCCTTTTGAATCAAATTCAATCATTTTAATTAATGAATTAAATTCATCAAGAATAGTATCTTTAATATCGTCAGGAATATCTAATCTATCTAAATTAATTTGTACTACAGCCTCATCGTCTATAGCAGCAATTGCTTCAGTTAATATTTCATCTATTGCTGCAGATGCATCAGAATACATTGAGCATTCACGATATCTTGTAATAAGTTCATATTCAGATTTTGCAGTTGCATCTAAGTCAACATACGTCCCAAAATATCCTCCTGCTTGTACAGTGGATGCTCCATCGTCAGAAACAGGTGTAGCAAACCCCTGTAGTTTTCTATCTATAGGAGGTTCTTCATCTTCTTTACCAATAGTAAAGCCAAATAGTTTAATAGCCATAATTTAATTCACTTTTTAAAAATTAACCTAATGATGTAATTGCGTTGACCAATTGTTGTGCAGGATTATTAGAGAATTCAAAAGATTGATACTGAAATGATACGCCAAAAGTTGACAACTGATCGTTGGATCCGAAATCTAAACCTACTGCTCCAAGATCAACTGGGAAGGCACCTAATAATTTATATTGTTTTAGAACTGCGCCGTTGCGATCTAATTGAGAAATAAACATATCAGTTTGATACTGGGAAGGTTGTAAAGCACCAGTCTTATTAGCTAGGTCCTCTATACCATTCATCCATTGTTCTATTGCTGTTCTAATTGAGAATCCAGAATCATTTAAGACTGTACAATTAAAGGGAGCAAATTCTCTATCACCTGCCATCTTAACTAATCGTCCGCGATAATAAACAGGAGTAACTCCTAGAGTTTGTCCTGGCAATTCTGCTACACTAACTAAGAATGGAGCTTTAGTTACGGCCGCCCCTCTTCCCGCAACATAGTTTGGGAAGGTTAGCTGAACCGCAAACTGATTCGGTCTTGCACCGCCGTTTGTTAGTTCGGATTTAAATCTTTCTACATTAAATGGTACTGCCATTTTTAAGTTCTCCTATTATGCCCCTACTTCTTCGAAGGATACGCCAGTTCTTGTAGCAACAAAATTCAACTGAATGAAATTAATTGCTCTTGCTGGTTTGATGAATATATCCGCGACAAATTCATTTCTATCTATAACTTCTGCGGTATTATTTGTTTCATCGCATACCACTCTAAAATCTGTAACACCTCTACGACCTTGAACATCTCTCAAGAATGGTTCTACTAAATTTCGAAATTGTCCGCGAGTAAATGGATCGTTGAATTCGAACAATTGGAATTTAGAAGCGGTAGCTATTGCTTTTTCCAATACGATAAACAATCTACGCACATTGATACGATCAAATGCACTTGGTCTAGATTGTAATGTCTTATCTCCAAACAATAAAGTACCTTGTCCCGGGAATGTTACCACAGGATTTATACCTTTCTTGTATAGAGTATCTCTATCTGTTTTAGCAGGTGAGTATGCCAATTTAACTACATTTTTAATAACACCTCTATTATATCCAGCAGGAGAGAACCAAGGATCTGCAATATAATCTGTTCTTGCTGCAAGACCAGCAACATCTCCATTTAATGGGACATATCTGTATTTGTCGTTGTAACGATCATACTGATATTTCCATCCAGAATCTAAAACAGCGAATGAAGAGTCTGTTAACGTATTTCTATAAGCAACAATTTTGTCTGCCTGACCTGTAGTATTTACTACGTCTGTATATTGAGGTGATGCAAATACTACGCAATCTCTTCTTGCTTCCGCAATGGCAATAACACTATTTACTACGCTTGCTGTTGTAGTTGGTCCCATTGGAATTAGACTTATATCATACAATTCGTCATTTGAGAATAACGAATACCCTGTAGTTAGATTGCCGGCGGTTATACTATCTCCAGCTACACCTGCAGATAAATTCTGAGTTAAATTTGCAGCCAAAACATCAAAAGCGGTTGTTGAAGCCGTGCCCCAATCATCTCCACTTTCATGGTGATTTAACCACCAGATATATCTAGATTGATTGTTAATTACATTCTTGTAGTAATTAGTTGAACCGTCGGAATTTTTGGCATCCGATGCTTTAGATAAGAAAGAGAATTTTTCTAAAACAGAACCAGCTGTTCCAGAAATAGAACCTGTTCTATCCAATACTATTACGTGCAATTCGTCGCCCGAACCACCCTTCTCTGTTACATATGCAGATGTCGATGGAGCAGCATCGAATTGACTAGCATATTGCCATGCAGTAAAGCCCCCCGAATCTGCAAGAGAAACTCTAATAGAATTGCCTAAAATTCCTGGATATTTTGCTGCCCATTGTCCATATAGTAATCCGCCAGTTGAATAATTAGCATCATAATTATCAAAATTTGAAATTAAAATTGAACCTTGGGATAATACTGCATTTGCAAATACATCTCCAGATGGGACTGTTACTGTAATTTCCGGCGTTGCAGAATATCCTGTTCCTGCATTAGTGATTGTAATTCTATCAACAGCATATCTTAGTTCAGACGTTGCTACTGCTGTAACTGCGGGAGAATCAACGGGGTCGGGTGTAAATGTAATTATAGGTGCGGCAAGATACCCATTACCTCCAGTTATTACAGTAACGCCCACTACCCTTGCTTCCATTCTACCTATAGCGGAGGCATTGGCACCGCCAAACTGACTATTTTTATTTATATTTACAGTAATACCACTACTATAGCCTGTACCAGGATTAACTACATTTGCTCCTGTAATTATACCATGACCTAAAGTAACACTAATATTAGCATTCGCATTTGACCCCTCTGGGCCATTACGTAATACAGATACATTTGGCGTAGAAGTATATCCAGAACCAACACTTATTACATTAAAACTTGTAATATTACCATCTGGACCCGTAGCAATTAATTGAATATTTGCACCAGAGCCACCGCCACCTGAAAATACCAACAAACTACTATTACTATAGCCATTACCGCTACTAATAATAGTTGCATTTGACACAGAAAAACTTATTTGTAAATTTCCTGTAGCACCTTCGCCGCCACCGCCAGATATTATAATATTTGAATTTGAATTATAATTATTTCCTCCAGATAATATTGTCAAACTGACAACATTACCGCTTCCTAAAATAGCAATTGCATTTGCCGCATAACCGCTGGCGGATAAATTTGCTGTAGCATTAACAGTAGGAGCTACAGAATATCCTTGTCCTAATACGGACATCGTAATTGCGTTAATTGCGCCAGTATTTGCTAGCAAGGCATTACCTGTAGCTTGCGTACCTCCCTCTACACCTGGGGCAGCTATAGCTACAGAAATTCCTGATAAAGAAGTATAAGTATTTGATGAAGAACTAACAACTATACTGGTAATAGTTCCCGATGGAGTAGAAGTTGCGTTTCTAGCAACACCTTTATCTACAACGCGAACTAAGTTTAAATTGTTTCCATAAGATAAAAAATTTGCTGCAGTAAAGAAATATCCCGCAGTTGAATCATTCGGTTGACCAAAATTAGTTACTAGATTTTTTTCCGAATCTACAGTTGTAACTTCTTCCACTGGACCCCATTGGAATGCTCCTGCAAATGCGCCAGCAGTGGTCGCAACCGAGGGAACTAAAGTAGTTCTATCTTGTTCAGTTACTACAACGCCAGGTGAAAGCTGAAATGCCATCTTCTTCTCCTTGATAATTTTATAGAGCTGTTTTCTATAATTTGATTTCTATTTATTTATAATTATAGTCTTTTAGACATTTTCAAGGAACTTTCTTTGCATTTCTTCAATTTCATCTCTATTCTTAGATCCCACGTTAAACCAGATTGCATCTGTCATAATCTGAGGAGCTTCATGTTCGGGGATGCCCGTATCTATAATACCAAACGGAGTAAGATTTTCCTCAATCTGTTTGAACTGCTCTTCATATAAAGCTTTTCTAAGATTCGAGTCAGTTAAATCTTTAAAGAATGATTCATTGGTGGCCCAGGAAAATAGCACCAAACACATAACCAAATCGTCCTGGTATCCTTCATCTGCTTTATGAGATCCTCGAACTTCAATAAATGTAGATATTTCGTTAATAATATCTGGGTCATGTATTAATAATTTTGTGCCCTCAACTAAACTCTTGAAAGACGTACAACCTAATCGTTTTACTTGTTTGGTAGTTCTAACCCCCAGAGTTGCTCCCTGAGAGAATCCTCCAGATAAGAATTGTCCAGATTTACTATTACTTCCTACAAAAAACACGTTCTCATATTCTAAATCCATATACAAAGTATCTGCTACTTGTTGTCCGTTATCGTTAATCTCAACTAAACAATAAGCTTTGTTATAATCTTTGGCTACTTTATATATAATATTTGGGAAAAGAAGAGGGCTTATTTTATTGTTTCTGTATTTTGCAACAACCTTAAAAGGATATGTAGTAATATCCATGACTGCAAATGCAGAGTAATCTCCACCTACACCTCGCGAGGTATCTGCAACTAGCATGTAAACCTTATCTTCTTCAGGTTCATCAAACACATCTAAACCATCTTTACTATATACATACGGTTTAACTGACATTCTACCAATAGTATCAGGATTGATAAGTGTATTAGATGATCCCAGGAATCTACATAAAACTTCTTGATTAAACTTAAGTTCACCCAATAATGCTCTTTGTTCTTGCGCCCATTTTTCTGTTCTACCAGGAATCTCGCTGTAAGGAATAAACATAGGAACAAATCCGTTTAGACCTTGTTCTGCTTCATTCCAGAATTTCCAGAAATGATTATATCCTAGCGGGGTAGAAGTTAACAGAATCTTTGTGGTTTCACCTGCAGAAACAACCGGATAAACTGACGTAAAGAAATCTTCAGCAACATTGTTTGGAATAATTGCCGCTTCGTCAATGTACAACCAATTTACAGATTTACCTCGAATACCCGAAGAACTTGTTGCCGCAGTAAATACCCTAGAACCGTTTTCTAATTCAATGTCACCCTTGTTGAATGTCTTAACACCTTGTTGCATCCATATAGGTAACATCTCATACATCATTTCATATCTATAAAGAACTTCCCTAGCAGCTGAAGATTTATTAGCAAGAATAGCAACTGTTTTATTTGATTGGAATAATGTATACCAAAGTATGCAGGCAGCAGAGGTAATTGTTTTTCCTTGTTGTCGTCCTTCCATTAGAATAACTTTACGATTATTCAATATAGTTAATACCTTTTTCTTCTGGCAATCGTATAATTTAAATGGGATTAACCCTTTATCCAAAGAAACAATTTGGCAATATTGTTCTATAAAGTATATAGGCTCTTGAGAACATTTAATTATTTCTTTAACTTGTTCTGCAGAATATGATATAACCGTACCAATCTGTTTTAGATTAGGATTCCCGTTGTAGGATAATTTTTTACTGGTCGATGATGTTGTCATCTTTTTTACCTAACAGCTTCATTAACTCATTTGTAGAGCCGGCAAACACAACATTATTATTTTGTGTTCCTATTTTTATAGGGTCATCCGTTTTTAAATCTTTAACTTGTTTTTGTAACCCCATTAGATCTTTAGATACATCTGATAGAGTTTTCATGAATTGTCCTGCAACTTCATACGTTCTCGGATGTTCAGAACTTTTAGATAATTCAATTAATGTGTCCAAAGTATCTTCCCCCTTCATTAATAATTTTCTCATAGTTTGGCGAGCTAATTGATAATCTTCTTCTTGATCCATTTCTTTATTATCGTTCAAATTTTCAGCCAAAGATGCCAAAGCTGTCCCAGCAGGTTCATCAACCGGATCTATATTAAAAATATTATTTAAATTTTGTATGTTTTTCATATTATTTGTCTAAATGAAAATAATCAAATATTGGATAAATTCTATCAGGCTTTAATAATTCTGGGAAAAAATCTTCAGGGGTGAGATGATCCGGAGGACGTTTACCTTCCATTCTAGATTCATTATCTCCCAAATGTTCCACATATTTATCTTTTAAGAATACTGATCTAAATCCTAAAGAATGAAACCGTCTATCTATATTCCATTCATTATGCCATTTTTCCACTCGACCAAGTAATATTAAATCTTCTCTTCTTTTTAAATTAGGACTCCCTACCCAACCTATCCAATAATAGTGTTTGTCGCTAACTCGCCAATTCTTTTTAAAATAAAATGCATTATCGAATAACTGATCTTTATAATAAGTTTCATGTCCTTCGTGTTCAAATGTTCTAAATGATATATCTATATTTCCTATATTTCTATAAGTCTGTAGTATCTTTTTAGATTCATACATATAGCCAGATTTAATAAATTCCCAGTCGTCTTCTAAATAAAATATAAACTCAGTATTACAGTAGCTAACCATAAAATCCATCGCCCACCATTGTCCTCTATTATCAGGAAAACAAACTATATCGCAATAGGAGCCGTATATATTTACTAATCTATCATATACTTCAGGATTGCCGCTATCATCTACAATTACTATTTTCGTAACATATTCGCACGTATTTAGAAAAGAATTTAATGTTTTTTCTAAAAGATGCAATCTATCACAACTTAAAACAAATGTTGTAATATCAGAATCAGGTTGTTCTGTAGTGTGAACTCTCAATCGAGACATAATAAAACCTTTAATTAAAAATCTTCAAATGTATCTATATAAGTATAGCTATTTGAAGGAATTGCGTTGGCAGAAGTTGCCGTAGTTAATTTTTGCAGAGGAACTGTTAAATCAGTATCACTAAAAGAGCTAGTTATAACTTTATTAATAATACCTTGTTTATTAATTGGACCATAAAAATTAAGTTTCATTATAAAATTCATTGTCCATATGATAGATCTTCTGGTTGTTAGATCGCCTTCATAATCATCTTCAAACCCAATAGAATTTAAAAGAATTGGGAGGTCATTTTTAATATCTAATTCTGGAATAGCTTTAAGTGTAAGATTATAATCAGGATTAAAATAAGGTATTATTTGTTCTATAATTTGTAATCCGTCATCTTGATTTTTAACATAAATGTATAAAAGAACATTTAGATTATACGGAGTTGGTGCGTATTGAGTACTTGCAGTACTATAAGTATTAATTGTTCTAGATTGTTGTATAGGTGCAATTTTTCTACTAGGATCATAATCTATGGATACCATTTCAAACCCCATACGAGGAACAACAACCTGCAAATTTTGATTATCTACATTCGGTTGTTGTCTTATCCTTGTTAAGAATTTTTGTTTTGGAGAATAAGATAACGGAACTTTTATTGTTTGTATAGTATCCCCGTTTGCGTCTTTTCGTTCAACGGTTATGTTATTAAACATATTACCAAAAGCAACAATTGCTTTTCGTGTAGTTCCCCAGTAAAATCTTTGATCTAACATTATCTAAATGCCTCTCCGAATGGGTTTCTTTCCGAGAAGTCTAATACATTATCGACTTCTGAAGTAAATGTGTCATTGTCTGCGCCTGCAGTATCATTATCAATAAATGGTGATTCATTTAATATAGGAGCAATATCATTAGTTTCTAATAACAATGATTCGCCTGATTCTTGTAATAGTTCATAATCGTCCAAGGTTACACCAAACGATGCAGCAAAATTATCTATTTCTGCAATTCCAGTATTAATCATCTCATTAGAAAACTGCATCAATTCGCAACTCATTCTATATATGAATAACTTACCTACCTGAAAAAACGGTGTTTGACTATCAACTTTTCTTATTTCAAAAAAGGATTGTGTCTTTGGAAAATAAATTATATCTCCTTCAGTTGGTCTAAAATTTAAAACCGAAGTATTCGTATCGCCTATAACATCTTTCCATCTTCTTCTTGATACTACAAAGTTTGCAGTATTTCTAATCTCTAAACCAAACTTAGTAATTAATTCATCGTCTCCAGCAAATCCAGCAACCTCTTCCAAATACATTTCAATCGGAAATGCGTGTTCATATTTGTTTGTAGGATCTTCTGTTAAAATAAGATCCGGATTCGAAACTGATCGAGGCATATAATATACTTCCCACCCATAAATCTTCATGGACTCAATTATTAAATCCTCATATAACGTCTGTTCTGAAGAAACACCAATAGACCTTCCAGACTGAAAGTATGGATTAACAGTAGCCATAATTGTATTGACTTTCTATTGACATGGTGTTATCATCTTCTATGTGTCCCGGTTAATTAAATACTTAATTTTATCCCGTGAACATATCTACAGGCAATTCAAATCTAGATTGCATTTCAGATTCAATCTTATCTATCTCAACTAACGCATCTTGATAGATTATATCCGCATTAATTGTTACACCCCCAGGTAATTGCATACCTGAAAACTTCTTAAGATTCTCACCCCATTGACGTTTTAGCAATGCTGTTGTGTATCTTTTAAGAAACATATCGTTATAAACATCTCGATAAGTATCCGGATCTAATATTCTATAGCACTCGACAATAATGAAAGTTCCTACAGTTACATCGGCTGACCAATCCAAATCCATATAAAGTCTATTCATATGTCTATTAAATCGTACGGGTTTAGTACCTGTAAGTATTTGATTTATCAATTCTAATTCTGTTTTAACCTGTGCATAATAAATTAAATTTGTAGACATTAAACTATATAGGTCATTAACTAGAATTTGATATTGAATACTAAATATATTTGTTCCATCTGATCTATTAGCAAAAGGCACCATTCTACTAACACCTACTACACTATCAGGTACTGGGATATATTGATTAGCCATATCTGTAGATGTAATTTGATGTTTTAGATAAACCATTTCTACAGCATCATAATGATATTCTCTATAAAATTGAAAAGCATCATCTATACGATCTTCAATTTGATCCTCATCTAGATTTATTTCAATAACAGGTGCACCTAATCTTCTAAGGCAATAATCTTTTAATTCTTCTCTTGATGTTACTGTTGCCATTATCGTGTTACTCCAGGATTAATTGTTACTATACCTTCAGTAATTCTATATGATACATTGCCGATATTTGCCTTTATATCATAAACATATCTTCCCACTTTAAGATTTGCTGTAACATCCGCAGATAAAGATATCGAAATATTTCCATATGGTGCATTGACAATATTTGATATAAATGTTATTGCATTTGAACTATAGTATGTTTTTCTTAGTTGTGCTTTTACATTATACCCAGTTAACGGTATAGGATTTTTATTGATATCCAAATATTGTACATTTGAATAAAAATTTACACCTTGATCTATATTTAAATTTTTTACATCTGCCATTTTATTTAAATCTTCCGTAGTATACTCTGTAGGAAATATTTATTGCGACATCGCCAGCAATAGAATCGTACCCCGATCTATCTATATGTTGATTGCATACTATTTTTAAATTTCCTTGTTCTTGTACTATATTAAGAATAGAACTTCCTAGATATTCGCCAGAACTTGGTTGTGTTAATTTTCGTAATAAAATAGAACCTGCTCCGCTTATAACCAAATTGCTAGTATATGCTTCACCTGCATCTATTTTATAAAATGGCATTATAAAACTATCCTCTTTATTTATGGATAGATTAACATTGGTGAGATTTGCAACTTCATCTACTCTATTAACTATTGCATATCTAGAACTAGCATTCGCGTTTAATACTATAGGTATAGAAGCAGTGCCAGTAATATCATGTATAATGTGAGGCATTCTTTTACTAAGAGTAAACTTAGTTTCCCCTGAAAAGTTTTTAATAGTAAAAACATCATTTTTATTAAATGATATACCCATTATTGTATTCCTAAATATAACACATTACCTGATACATTTGCATCGCCATTAATATAATACGCCTGTGTATTAAATTTGTAAGTTAAAATTTTACCATTTGCTGCAATAGTGTTGTCTCTTGGCCATAATATATAAGTATTGCTTGCAGTTATAAAATTATATCTTTCATCATATAATCCTCCATTTAGGGGATTGTAATTACTTGCAGATTCAAAAGTTCTGCCTTGAGAATACCCAGTTGTTATATAATGTATTGTTGCAGAATAAGTATCATATCCGTAAATTTGTTTTAGATCAGAATATTTATTCAAATATGATATTGGATTAAATGTTATTACTCTACCTTCAGCTGCAGAATTACTTGCATAATGTGCTTGACCTAATGTATAGTCTATACCAAACAAGGTAATTAAATCTGGGTAACTTGCAATATATCTTAGAGCATCTTCTTCGGAAATATAAAATACATTAATAGGTAGAACCCCAGATGTTCCTGCCGGTTCGCCTGGAATACTTTGTACATAAGTAGAAGGATCAGCCGCAGATGCAGATGATCTTATTTCTTCCCCACCTGTTAAATTACGTAAGGCAATATTTAATCCCGACGGAGTATATACATATTTACCGTCAACAATAGATGCAGTATATAGTAAATTTTTGCTTATTTCAATTGCATATAGTCCTTGGTCAAACGATGCTTTATACCCATATTTAGATCCGAGTAATTCCCAATTGTATATTGTGTATCTTGTTATTTTTCTTATAACACCGGTAAAAGATATATTTGCAGAATCTATAAAAAAACTAAAAAATCCTGTTCGTATCGGAGGTTTATCCACAAATAATAGATTGACATAATTATCGCTACTCAATGTACCATCCATAGAGTAATTTTCTACAAACGGTCCTGATACTGGAGGTTTAGGGCCTAATGCTTCTCTTGTAGCAATTTTAGAATAATCTGTAATTACTCTACCTGTATCTGTTTCTTGATAAATTCTAAGCTGAGGGGAATATAATACTTTAGTGTAAACTAAATCTTCGATTGCCTGTTGACTTAAATTTTTAAAGATATATGTTTTACTTGAACTAAAAGTATTTCCAAATTCAACAACATCTGAGGAAAGATATAAAAGATTTGCCATGTTAAATTGCCGGTACTTCTGCGCTATTAGAAAATGCTAAAATAGAAAATCTTCTTGTTATTGCAAGTAAATTACTATCTTTGGTATAGTATTTTTCTTTAATATAAAATTTTGTAGAATCCATTAATAAAGAAATGTTTCTATAAGATACACTATCTACTACTTGTATAAAATTTCCAGAATTAATAGATTCTCTAGTATCACTATCTATTAATATTGCAACAGGAGTATATCCTAAATTATGAAATGCAACAGTTGTAATTTTATCTCCAAAATTTTCAGAACCGGTTGCTTGTACAAAACTAAAATTTTGTGTAAAGGTTGTTTGCCAAATAGTATTTAAATACTTAAATCTGGTGTCTAAATATATTCTATCTAAATAATCATACGGGGAAGTTAACGGAAGATTAGAGCCTTCTTCGCCGGTTGGATTATTAAAAATAGATACAATGGCATTACCAGAAACATTGCCCGCCCAAAGAACATTTGTAGACATATATTATAATTCAATTCTAATATATTTACTATTCAAATCTATAATCATTTTCCCATCCAAAGATTGCAAAATGCCTGAAGTTATATTACCTGCATTTGTAGATAATTCTGACAAACTATTTGCTAAAATTTTACTTATGGATATTGTATTTGAGGCTAATTGAGCACTGGTAATAGTACCTAAAATTATTTTACTACCACTAATAGAATTGCTCGCAATTTCTCTATCTGTAATAACTCCTGTTTGTATTTTTGCAGATGTTATAGAATTTGCTAATATTTTTGCAGCAGTTACTGCACCGTCTGCTAATTCTCTAGTATTAATAGTATTACTTACTAGTCTTGAACCTGTTATAGTATTTGCTAAAATTTTAGTATTTGTTACTGCATTTACTGCAAGTTCTGTATTACTTACTTGTCCTGCAGTTAATACTATATTTGTAATTGTATTTGCAGCGCCGGGCGTAAATAAATCCCAACTTGTTTTCGTAGTATTTAAAATATAAGTTTTGTCACTTACAATAATTAAATCGCCGCTGTTATAGTATGTAACATCTGCAGGTAAACTTGCTAAAGTTTTTATTGAAGCAGTTCTTGCATTTGCTGTATATTGATATAATGTATTCCACGTATTTCCATTATGTACATATAAATCTGCCCCTGCTCCAGTTTTTCTGTATAATTCTCCTATATTAGCAGTCGCAGGTAAAGTGCCACTAGAACTAACTCCGCCACTTGTTCCAGAAGAACTTACATAATCGCTCAATAATTCCCAAGCACCACTTATAAAAATATATGCAATACTTCCTACGACAACTGTTCTTCCCGAATAATTACTTGCATCTCCCACTGAGGGTAAAGATGCTAACACATCTAATCCCGAAGGAGCACTTGAAGTAATTAAACTAGATAAAGTTTTCCATGAACCAGATAAGAATGCGTATATTACAGTATTTCCTGTTTCATAAAATAATGTACCTTCGGGCGCAG